AGGTATATGAGGCATATAAAAGTTTAAATCATCCTGTAATTTTCTTCTATTATGTTCAAGTGCTATAACCTGATTGATAACAGTTCTTGGGACTGGAATATTATCCAATCTTTCTAATTCTCTTTCTAATATATTCACTTTAGATCTAAGTTCAACTATAACTTTATTCAACTCAACTATTAATACATTTTCTGCTTTTGTGTATTCACTCACTTAATATGTTCCACCATTCAAATCACCAAAACTAGGAGTACCATTTGCAGCAATCTGCATAAGTTCTCCATCTGTGCCAGTTACAAAATCTACAACACCACCAGTCTTAGCAAACAACACAGCATTATTTGTATGAGTTGTTAGTGTCATAGTACCATCAATTATAACATTGGTGTGTGTTAGAGTTCCACCACCATATACAACACTTTCAAGGTTGGCAATTTTATCCATTGCTAATTTACCACCAATATATTCTACACTTGTTGCTACACTTGAATTAGAAGTTTGACCAATATATAATTTATCAGACGAAAATGAATATGCTAACTCACCATTAGCAAGAGAAACTGGAGTAGCAGTCGATTGACTGCGTTTTATTGCTATTATAGTATTAGCAGGCATTAGAAAGTTCCACCATTCACTTTATAGTTATCAGCATCAGCATCCCAAGTTAGAATCTTCTTCAACTCGTATCTACTAGACGATTTTCTATAAACAAGAACTGCACCATCTTCTTTATCTGCTTCTAATGTTAAAGTATCCTCAAACTGCGAAAGATTCGTTGGAGTAGAAGTTCTACTTACATTGACGTTTGAGACCGCAGGTTTCTTCTTTAATGTAAAATCTGGGGTAGTTTGTGTTAGTGTAACCTTAAAATTTGCCATTACCGTGTTACTTCTGGAGTTAATGTTGCTATTCCTTCAACCAACCTCGACACAGTATTTGCTGCATCTATTAATTCTGCATCATAAACATATCTCCCTGCTTCCATATTAGCAGTTGCAGTGTTTGATAGTGTAAGTGTAACTTTACCGTCTGTCCTTGGTGAACCAAACGTCAGTGTAAAATCAACCTTTGTTGATGATGAATAATGTTTACGAATTTGACCTCTACCAGTGTAACCTGTTAAATCAACAATGTTACCATTAACGTCAGCGACAGTAATAGATGTCGAGAAGTCTGCACCTTGGTCAATAATTATATTTGCTTTTGCACCCATATCTTTATCCTAATGCTATTGCCATAGCTACTGATGAGTCTTCACCAGCACCAGCAGTTTCTTTACCATCTAATAATGTTTGCACATTACCAGCAGCGATTGTGATTGAGTTAGCGATTGGATCTGCAGTAAATCCAATTTCATCGGAGTTCTTTTGATACATAATATTATTATTCGAACCACCAGTCATTCTTATTCTACTAGCACTACCTAAAACGATTCTATCAGTACCAACAGAATTGAAATCTACATTACCAGTAAACGTAGTATTGGCAGAAACAGAAAGTGACTTGCCATCAATAGTAGTATTAGAACTAATTGAGATTGAAGAACCAACAGTAGTGTTACCACCTTTAATACTTGTTGTTCTTAACTCATTAGCAGAAAACGTGCCTTTAATATGACCATTACCTTGGGCAGTACCACCACGATTAGCAGAACCTGCTCGTGATACCGTGACAACATTGTTACTTATGGCAGTTGCCATTAAGTTGGTGTTAGTCCTCCAAGTATTAAAAGTATTGTTTAAATTAGTATTTGAAATTGCTACTGTCATACGACTTCTCTATTTAATAATTGTTTAAGCAAAGATTTTATTTCACTAACATCTTGCTTTAGGTTTTGAACATCATTGCTCATTTCCCTTTCTTTGTTTCGTCTTGCCTTATACTTTTCTAGACTAGACATATTCGAATTTAGAACTGCTCGTGTATCTACATCCCTTATTAATTCTTCTTCGTCTGTTATTTTCAAAGTATTCATACTAAAAATTCTTATATCTGTAAAGCAATTGCTCTCATATCTTTAACCAATGGAACAATATTAGTTCCAGAACTTGTCATAACAATCTTAATCGCGAACGTTTTATATGTATGGTAAATACTACCACCAGCAGAACGATAAGCAACAACACCACTATTAGAACTATTGGTATGAGCATGAGAGTTAGCAGTAGTTAAGAAACCTTGACCATTTGTATTGGCACTAAATCCATATTCAAACTCTTTCAAATCGGTATTATCTACTGAATCAGAATAAGTATTACTTGAAGTTATTTGCGTTAAAGGTGTATAATCTTTATCAGCAAATACATCAGAATCTTCTGGATTATGAATTCTAGCATACACTTTAATGTCAGTTCCTTGTGGTTTATAAGATGTTAGGAATACATTTAAATCCTCAGCATCTTGACCATCTCCCAATTCAATTGGTTTAGTAATATATCTAACAGACGCACCACCAACCTCTTTATGTTCATCAGTACTACTATTATTTATTACATTTCCAATGACTATCCCAGTAATTCTTGACTCATCAATCACTGGAGAAACATTAGTATCAGTTGTAGAGAAACTACCTTTCATTACTAATGTCTTCTTAGAACCATCAACCGCAGTCAAACTTGTTTCGTTAGTTTTAGAATAAATTTTCTTCTCACCAATTAGGAAGTCATTCTCAACACCAACATCAATATTAGTATATGAAGAACCAATCACACCTGAATCAGAAGTAGTCCTAGCAGTCCATGATGTAACTGTATTACCATAACTGATTTGAGGAATCTTAGGAATAGCAGTATTGTATGAAACATTATCAACTGATGTTACTCTAGTTGTTGCACCAGAAACCTGACCACGCACATAACCATTTGCAAAAGTACCAGTAGGTGTATCTAAATAAATCTTACCATTAGTTGAATCGATAAACTTAACAAAACCACTGTTAGTATTAGCAGTAAACGAATCTACTTTACCTTTACCATCCGTGAAGTTAGTACCAACGACAGTAACTGAACTATTACCAGTTGCCAAAGTAGAAAACTCGGTTGGGTTGTACGGATCTACTTTAACAATAACTGTACCATTAGCATATTCATTAACAATACTTCTAACAACACCATTTGCAACAGTTCCAGTTGTATTAGCAATTATAGTACCAACAGTTACATATGCACCTGCAGCATTACCAGTAATACCTTGTAACCTTAATACTGATTCAGCAACAACTTTCTCGCCATGATTAAATGTTCCATAGAAATTATCAGATGACATATATTCAATATCATCATTTTCCACATATATTGTACCAGTACTTGAAGAGAAAACTGCTTTGTGTAAATTGTATTTAATATCTTCAGATTGAACTGGAGACCAAGTCTTATTATCAGCAGAAGTAAACATAATTCCAGAAGCAGGTTGCTTATCAATTAATACATCAGTGTCTACATCCTTACCACCTAATTTACCAACCCATAATGCATAATCATCAGTGTTTCCGCCTGGCATTATAGTAAACGCATAATCAGTATTATTCTTCAAGAATACTGGAGAATCAAACGTAAACGTAGTCGAAGTATTAGCAGATGTATTATTAGCACTAATTGCTGATGGTTGTAAAGTCTTAGAACCATAAGGAACAATCGTTGTAGTAGGGAAACCATTTTCAACTTCTCTAATTTGAACTGTTAATGGATATGTACTAGACTTCTTACCAAAGTATAAATCTAATTTAGTAATAAATGCACCATCAGACTCACCAGAAACAACACTAAATGTTTGTGATAATGGGTCGTTATTTGGTGGACTTCTTCTCCAAGTAGTTATATTTTGAGAAGATACAGAAGTTAGTGTTCTATTGTCAGTTACATTATTCTCAGATAATTGAGGAACAACCATATTGATATTAGTACCACGTTGGGATACATCTAAACCAATACTTGTAAAATCACCATGACCTGAAGTAGATAATAAATTTGCTTGAGTAGTAGTATTTGAAATATCTTTTAACTCAAAACGTCTAGTACCAACACGGAATTTTAATGTACTATCATTAGGAATACGGAACATACCATAAACATTACCAGAAGCATCAGTTGTTAAAGCAGAACCCTCCGTAGCAGTATTAGCAAATGAAGAGTTAGCAGGTGTACAATATGCAGTTACTGCTTCATCATCAAAATATGGATAAACACGTGTACTAGGTTTTAATCTAGTTCCAGTAAATTGAATCATTCTTGAACGAATAAAATCACGAACAGCAACATTAGTTACATAGTCACCAGTAGAGAAAGATTCTGTTGATGGACTCATTGTTGTTTGAATACCATTTCTAATTTGATTAGTTTGGGTTGTAGTAGTTTGAGTAGTACCACCACTCCAAGTTCCACCCCAAGTTCCAGTGTTCTGTGATGATGAAGATGAAGAAGTAGTATTCCAGTTACCCCAGTCTGTTCCAGTTATCCCAGTTCTAGCAGCAATATCACGTATCGCATCGTACATTCCACTGAAGTCCATTTGGATATCAGGCAATTGAGTTGTATCATTAGTATTATCACCAGCAGGGTTAAGTAATACTTCACCTCTCCAATTAAATGATAATTCTTGTGCTGGATTTCTTAACTTACTACCATATGGTTGACCATGCAATTCAGTATCAGTATATGAAAGTGTAATTAAATCACCAGTCTTAACTATATTTGAAGATGTTAATGTGAGGTCTTTAGTGAAACTGACATCCGTTCTATTAAACGAAGGTCTTAATTCTGACTTGTCTCTATCAATCGCAGCACGATAACCAACCTTGCTTGTATCAGCAATATTATGACCGTCAAAATTATCAACTAAGAAACCATTCTTAAATCTATCTAAACCAGTACTATTAAATATTTGTTTATTTTTAGCAGAAGATTCTAAAGCATTAAGTGATGAGTAGTATTCTAAATTCTTAACACGTTGTTCAACAGCACGTAGATCTTTCATAGTATATCTACGATTGTTTACTAAATCCATTGTTACCTGATAATCAATTCTATTATATTGTGAAGCAACATATGATGATAGAGATGGGAATACTGGAACATTCAATACAGATAATGTCATTGAACCTGCTAATTCATCAGGAGTTCTCGGAGTAAGAGCAGGAACACCTTTAGTTACCTCTACTTTACCCTCTTTAGTCAATACAACACGATCTTTTCTAGGCAAATAAAATTGAATATCTGCTTGGAAGTTCTCGTCAGGAGTAGGCATATAAGAACCAGTTGAATCAACGTTAAATGCAGTTAATACAGCAGGGTTAGTTGGTGCCAAAGCAACAGTACCAGTAGCAGATGGTGTTACTGAATTTGTTTTATAAGGTCTAAAGTCAACTGAATCTCTTAAGTCATATACCTTACCAGTTGTAGGTGAAGTAAATAATGGAATTTCTTGAGTAGTAATAGCAGATGTATTTGCTGCTGTTAAATCGTCAATAGGATATGAATCTACTGATAAGAAACCAATACCTGAAGAAGTGTTTCTAGAAAAGTAATTGAACTTAACCATTAAACCAGAACTAGACAAGTCAAGTGAACTTGTTGCCTTTTGTTTAAGGAATGACGTATCATAGAATGAGTCTTTCTGTCCATCGTCTAATTCGAAATGAGAAGAAACATCAGTATCTGAAGTTATCACACCAGTATTAGAACCTTTATAAACGGAAACTAATTTATATGCATCAGATACACCTAATGCCCATGGACCTTTATTTGTCGCAGTATTAGTATTTGTATTAATGTGAATAAACTTATCTTTTGATACTGTTTTGTTAGTTTGTACCGCAGTACTTCTTAATCTATTAAAGTAAACAGAAGCAGTAAATGTAGAATCAAGGTTTGCTTGACCTAAATTGACTTGATGTTGAGATGAAGTTGATGTGATAGTACCATTTGATGTTAAGTCAAATACATAACCACTCGGGAAAGTAGTTTTATGAGCAAGACCGACACCACTTCTAGTGTAAGCAAATGTATTAGCAACTTTCAATGTTGTATCATTTGAAATACTTGTAACTATTTCTGTTACCGTATTCGAACCATCAACAATAGTAATAAAGTCGCCAACTTGATATTGAGAAGTAAACGTAGTAGCAGAACCAGTTACGGTGTTACCAGTAAACGTAGATACTTGTCCAGTATGTGGGTCTGTATTAACAGCACTCTTAGAAACAATTAGGATATTTCTTTCATCAGTATTTGATAGAGGTGAACCTGTGTCATTATTAACTTCTGTACCACCAGCATGAGCAGTGTTTGCAGTAATAGTTGCAGTACCATCAGTCGCAAAACTTACTGTCTTTTCTGTTCTATAAACAAATTGAGTATCAACATTATTAGATGAGTCTTTAAGTGTCCTAGTACCCTTTTGAGTGAAAGGGAATACCAAAGTGTTTAGACTTGCTTCTTGTAATTTAGCAGAACCATTTGTTTCAAGAACAATATCACACATTGAATTTAATGAACCACCATTGTTCTCATAAATACCTCTTACATCAGAGAATGATTTAGTAGAATCCATTTTGACGTCAAATAAGTAAATTCTAAATTGACCGTCTACAGTTCCTGGAGTACCAGAATGATATTGGAAACCACGAACACGAGCAGTACCGATAGAAGAACCACTTGCACCTTGAGAACCTAAATTCTTACCAGAGATACCTTTTTGAACAGCACTGTAAAGAGAAACTTGTCTTAATCCTTGGAAGTCCCAAGTACCTACAACATTCTTAGCAATTACATAGTTACCAACAGCTTGACCGATAACACGACTATCTTTAGTATCCCAATCAGTTGCTTTGTCTACATTTCTAAATACAGAAGATTCTACAGAAATTCTATTACCACCAACATAACCAATACCTTTTTCTACTTCACATACAAGTTTATTTCCATCACCACCATCAGCAGAAGCATAACGACCAAGGTTATTTGTATTCTTTAAATGTTCTCTAATTCTTAAATTAAATGGTTCGATAGCAAAGTTACCACTTGTTTCATATGCTCTATCACTGATATAACTACCTATATCTGAATATGTTGTATCAGTAAATCTTTGAGAAATTTGACCGTTTTCAATCTCAGCAATACTAAAGAATGTAGTTGTATTCGCAGCAGTTAAACTTCTTACAGCAAGTGTTGGTTCCAATTTTAATCTGTCTGCACCTGGAGCAGCAAAGTTAGTAGAACCAGTAGAATTATCTGTTAAAGAAGTATCTAAATTAGAATTGATAACAGTTTCTGTTGTTCCAAAACCAAGTTTCTTGTTAGGTGTTTCGTTATACTTATCAACAATAATACCTTGTGGACTAACTTTAACAAAGTTTCCTTTATGGTAAACAATACCATCAGATACAGTTGCTCTGAATCCAAGTCCAGTAGAACTTGTTGTTATTGTATTTGCAGCGACAACGAAAGTGTTATTACCTGAATGCCTTAATATAATTGTTTCGCCATCAGTAAATGTTTTCGTTGTGTTATTAGCACCTGAGTTTGTGTAATTAACAAATAAACTAAAGTAGTTTGGTGAGTTTGACTCAGATCCATCTTTAGCATCTACTAATTTAGCAGTCATACCAGATGATGTACCAGTGGCGACTAGGTTAGCAATCTTACCTGAAGTTGTTATGTCACTTAATAGTAATACACGGTTATTTGCATCCTTATCTCTTAATTTGACATATTCAATTGTGTTAGTTGAAACACCAACACCAGTAATAACTGTTCCGTCTACAACAACCTCATTAGCAAATCGTTCTATTTGATTTTGTAGAATTGATTGTATTTGGGTTAATTCTCTAGCTTGTACTGCATATCCTGGACGAAAAAGAACTCTATGAAAATTCTTTGATTCATCAAAGTCATCGTAATAAGGGGATTGGTTTAAATTAGTTTCGATTGCCATTTGTTTTACCTATTTAAAAATCTAGAATGATTTTAATATCTTCTATTTGTTCTGGGTTACGTGTAACTGGTGATACATGTTCAGTGTATAATATTTCACCAGAAAATGTATTTGCTTCTGGACCAACAACTGATGTCACTTGAGCAACTTTAGTTTCACTGGTACTCTTTAAGATGTTATCACCAACTTGGAACGGAGCATAATTACCATAACTCTCTACATTATTTATATAGAAATGATAGTATGATGCATCAGATTGTGACTCATCATCATGTATATAAACAACATTTCCATTAGCACTTTTAACAGCATTACTTAATGCGTTTGTATTTCTTGATGTTTGTCCTAAATCTGTTACGAATTCTAATGAACCGTCTTTTGCTTTTATTAAATTTCTCTCATTAGTAATGATATCTTTTGCTACTAATGGGTTTACTGGAGAACCACCACTCATTTGTAAATAAGAAGCAGATAATCTAGTTGTTAATCTTAATGTATCTGGACTATTTGAAGTGTTAGCAATTTGTTCAACTGCTTGAATGATATTATTAGAATTAACTTTTAACATAGGGTCTTTAATGACACTAATAGTTCTAAACACTGTATTAGATGGAATATATCCAGCACTGGTAACAACAGAACCTAATGGGTCTTTGAATTTCGTGTTTAATAGAATCTTGTCGCCATATAATTCAGCAATAGGGTCTGAACCATGACCACCAATTGGACCGATAACAACATTAGCAGTCGCACCAGCACCATGAATAGAATTAGATGTGATTAAAGCAGATGCTCTTGAATATTGACTACCAACTGAAATAACAGTAACATTTGCGATAGCACCAGTGGCAGAATCAACTCTAGAATAACCTTTAGCACCAGAACCATCACCAATAATAGTTACAGTTGGAGATACTACAATTTTAGAATCTGTATTAGCAACTGTTGTGAATGCTGTATTAACTGTTAATGTTTTAGTTGAACCTGAATAATCGATAACTCGTCTTAGTTGACCAGCACCAGTTCCTGAAATGATATAGACTGAAGTACCATTATAATAATTATCAATAGGAGAAGGATTTGTATTTCCACTCGTACTGATTTTAATACTGGTTGCTCCACCAGAATCAACAATACCATTATCAATCATGTTATATCCAGAACCAGCATTAACAGTTTCTATAATATCTATTGAACCATTTACAGCAGCATTCTGTACTGCCATTTGTCTATCTTCTTCAGCAGTACCATCACTAACTGTTAGTGTTTTAATAGGTAGATGTGAAGTTGTCACAAACTTGTCTACATCATCAACTGCAATTGTAAATAGATATTTCCAAGTATAACTATCAGAAGTTGTGAAAGGTAATGTTGAAAATCCAGTTGGTTTAATTGTAGATGCGATACCTTTGGCATTATTCAAACATTTATATACGTTATAATCATCAGTAAGAACATAATACGCACGGTCAAACAGATTTGTATCAGTGTCGCGATACATTGAATATATCGTTCCTGTCGTCCAATTATGTCTTGGAACTACATGAGACGCATCAGCAGTTTTTACTTTTTTAGCACCAATCCATTCCCTTTTCATATCATATGTTAAATGCTGTTCGGATTGTAAAATTGCATCTGGAGTTGGATCTGCTGTCCAAGGGTCAACCCTACCTATTACTGTGTAAATAATTGTAGAATTTTTAGTAGTGCTTGTATCTTCATTAGCATTTAATTTATGAAGAAATGCTTTGGCATTATTAATTGATATATCTTTTGTTGCGTATTTAGTCGCCATTAGATTGTTCCTGATGTATAATAAACATTAGCACCCGATAACGTATCTTTGGTCCAAGAAAATTTAAGGTTTGCCGATGTATTACTTGATACTATATTTATAACGGTTGAATAGAATTGTTTATCACCATATTCAATAGTTAATGTGCTATTATTAGAATATTGTGTTGTAAACGAAGTTCCTGTTCCAGTAACAGTAAATGAACTATTCGATATTGCGATAGTACCATTCGCTTTTAATTGTTTAGAATTGACTGAAGTAGAAGTTAAATCAATAGCAGCAACACTTTGTGTTCTATATCTACCATATAATCTTTGACCAGCAGGGTGTGTTAATTTAAGAGCAATTTCTTTATATTTGTCGAGTGTGAGTGGAGAAGAAATTTCATAAGAGAATTCTTGATAATAAGTACCATCTTGTATATAACCTCGTTTAGATGATAGATGCCCTTTACTTGTAGAATAATGTCCTTCAGAATTAGCAACACCTTGTAACGATATTGTTCCAGATGCTGCAGTTGATAATGCTTTGCCTGACGATTCGATTGTTACTTTTTCACCATCTTTATAAGAGAATCCTGAATTTAAAATTCTCATTCCACTGATAGCACCATTAGCACCAACTGTAGCAGTTATAGTAGCATTATCTCCTAAAATCCCTTCATTTTTAATAAATACGATCTTAGCAGAACCAGTGTTTTCTAAAGTTCTTGAGTCACCAGTAAAACCTTGAGTGTATCCACCAGAATATGTTTTTAAAGAAGTTGTTGTATTATTAGCAAATTTTTGACCTACAATTGAAATGTTGCCCATATCTTGCCAAACCCTAACAACAGACTCATATACGCCATTAGCATATTGATTAACTGCAATTGGCAAACCTGGACCAGCACCACCAACCACATAACCTGCAGCACCTGTTGAATTCTGAACTAATCTATCACTAGAAGTCAAGATAGTAAAGAATGAATTACCAGTACCCCAATTCAAATTACTGCTTTGAACTGTGATATACAATTCATTAATATCCATTGATTTAATCTCACTGTCTGTAACACTAATAGTTGGTGGTATTACATAACCAAGACCACCATTCACTAATGATAATTCAGCAATTGTTCCTGGAGTAATTGATTGGAATAAGAGAGAATCTGATAGTTTAGTATAGATGTTTTCAATTAATGTATTTGATGTGGTTATTGAAACATTACCAACAGTTGTATTAGCACCAACCAGTCTTAGACTCTCATTAGCAATAAACGATTTCATCGGACCATTATCAAATTGACTTGATACATTTGATGTTGTGTTAGAAGTTACTAAACAAACAACCAAGTTTCTGTCATCAGCACCACCAACACCTTGAGGATATCCATTAGCAGTATCTGCTACTACCTTTTTAACAACACCAAATGCATTAGAAGTTCTACCTACCAATTCATCACCAGCAGTAACAGTTTGTCCTGCTACATTACCAATTGATATAACATGGTGTCCAATAACATTTGATGAGAATGACACTACATTTCCGACTGAAGTTCCAGATGCCGAACCAACCTTAATTGTTTCTGTTACCGAAAAATTCTTATAAGTATCAACCCTAAATACACCATTGTTTGCGGCAGAACTGACTATTTCTTTAATAACACCATTAGCACTAGAAGTCACACCATAAATAGAATCATCTACTGAGATTGTTTTTGTATTGGCAATCTTAATTACCGCATTAGCATTATCTCTGTAATTTTTGTCAGTAGAACTTGCTGATGTTTCAGGAAATCCGAAGTCTGGACTTGATAACACTGTATTAGAAAAGTCATACATCTTTCTAGAAACACCATCAGAATTTACAATGCTTGGTGCTTTAGAACCGAATATAGTTTTACTTGAGAAAAAATTGGTGTTGAGAAATAATGCTGCATTAGTGTCTATAATATCACTTGGTTCAATTACAAATGACGCAGGAGATGTTTTAGTAACATCTGTGAATGATATTGAAGATCCAGGTGATATAGTTGAACCTCTATAACCAGAACCACCATCATCAACAGTAAATGTTAGTGCACCAAATTGGTTAGATACTTTAGTAATAATGATTTTAGCAAAGTCACCATTAATATCAGATTGTAACTTAACAATATCTCCAACAGTATATTCACCACCAGCAGAATTTATTGTTACCTTATTAATACCTGCTTCAGCAATAGGTATGAACCCAGTTCCATCTGTATCTGTTAATAATTTAATAGGTTCTAAATGGTTAAAAATGCCAACGATATTTGATAAATATATCTGCATTATATCTCGGCCACGAATCTTTCTTTGTATTATATCCTCAACTAAAGCAGTGGACCTAGAATCAGAACCGATGATTGTTTTACCAACAAATGTATAAGTTTTAGCATTAAAATCTGTTACTAAATATCTATCGATTTTCCAATCACTTTCAGAAACCTTTAATATGTGGTCTGCTGGATAATCTACATCAATATCTTCGTTATATAATGCTCTAAATAATAACTTGTATGATGAAAACGAACCTCTTGAATTATTGAATAGGTGAATATATTTCACCATCAAAGATTTATCTGCCAACGCATCAATAGGAATTGAAGGAAGGAATTCTTTTCTGAAGTATTCTATGTATTCATCTAAAGTAGTATCAATATTACGATAGTCTTTTAGGTTTCGAATACCATCAGTTAGTTTACCAGATTGCTCCATATATTCATAGTATGCTTCCATGAATAATAGAAAATTCTCTCCGTCCTCTTTATAAAAGTCGGGGAATTGATTTTTTACAAGGGTTGATATTTTATTCGATACACTCATTAGATATATTCACTAACAACAGTAATGGTTGCTGTAGACGAATCCATTATAAGGATTTGTTCTCTGGTTGGTGTTATATCAAACTTCTCTGCTGTTATAGAAACTTTTAATTCTAAGTCGGCATATGCTGTTGGAGCAAAAGTATTAAGTTCAACTATTCCAGTTGTGTAATCAATTGTACCCATATTTGTTAAAATATTTGTTTTTAATTTATTGCTGTCATAACGATAAATGTTCACATTACCTAGACTATCATCATCTAAATAAGCACTGAATCCACTATAAGTAAATTCTGTTGAACTGAGAGTTCCTTTACGAATTTGGTTGTTGAATTCTAATGAAACCTTTGATGATTTATTAACATCAGGTACAAACCTTTTTTCAAGTTTTATAGATACATCATTATTCAATATAGCACCAGTCGAGATATTGTCAAGAGAACGAATAAATCTGGAATATCTTAATTTGTTACCAAATCTTTCTAAATTATCTGTTGAGAATTTTGTTGTAGTTGTTCTGATATCTGCTTCAATTTGAGACTCACTTTGAGTAGTGGCATTTATATCATAATATGTTGTTATTGTAGGAACAATATAAATATACTTCGCATCAATAATAACTGGGTCAATTGCTAATGGAACTCTATCAGCAATACTTTCTTTAATTTGTGTCTTTCTTGTGTTGGTAGCATACTTTTCACTAAATGGTTTAACGGCAATATAAACTTTACCATAAACTGGAGGTATTGCTGTTTCTCCACCATAAGCAACTACTGATTGTAAATCTGAATTTTCTGATAGAAGAATTCTTTGATAATCATTATCAATTACTGCACGGTTTTGTGTTTGATACTTTCTTGGGGCATTATACTTAATAGAAGAAATTGATTCTTTATTTCTACCACCTGCTGATTTAGTAACAGTTGTTATTGCCACACTTGAATATGATTCTCCAACATTTAATGTGTCAATCGAGAATGTATCAGCACCATTAGTATCTTCACCATTATCAACAAGATATGTAACAATAACTAAATTATTATTTTTGAGAGATTTACCCAAAACACCATCACCAAATATAATTTCATATTTCTCATCTGCTGATTCTTCAATAGTATAGATAGTAGAAGTTGAAAAGATTTCTTTGACGTTAGAAATTCTTGTGTATTCGGTTGTAGTTGTATCACTCGCTGATTCTTGTACCTTAACAGTAATACTTGATGTGTCTATATTTTTATTAGGTAGAATATAACGTACTGGATTAGAAGAACTTACTACGAATGTGTGTGTTAATGTATTGCCTTCTTTAATAGAAACAGTTTTAGAAAAAGTATTAGCGGAGTTAATAACCTTATTTGCAGCAGTTGTCACATAAGTATATGTAATATCATCAATCGTAGTTGAGAATCTAGAATCAGCAGGAATAGTGAATTGCGCCACTGTGTTAGCAATTCCAGTAAAGTCTAATTTAATAGAAGCGGTTGCACCAATTGATGATACTGGAAGATATCCTAATTCTTTTGCTCTTGAAACAACTGAATCCCTTTGTTGGGCAGTATCCAAGAACATCTCATTAGCAACCATATTTAAGTAATATGCATTATAATGAGTATTGTATGCTAAAACATCAAGCAGAACTGCCATGGCAGAACCCTCAAAGTTGTAGTCGACGAATTGATTTTGTGTACTTAGATATGATTTTAGATTAGTTCTAATCTCATCAAAGTCTAATTCACTTACTTGTAGGTATGTATTTGCTGTTGCCATATTATCTTACTCGTTCTAGAATAACATCTAGTATAACTGGGTTTGGGTCATTTAAAATCATAAAAGCCACACTAATTGATAATGCATGAAACTCTGGTCTGTCTTCAACCAAAACTTCAATCACACTAGCACGTGGTTCATAATTTCTAATGACTTCTCTAATTGCTCTTTCCATCTGTTGTTTGACAGGTGGGGTGAATAATTCAAATAAGAAATATCGAATACTACATCCAATATCAGATTTGAATGGACGTTCAAAATAATCAGTTGATATTAATGATTTGACAGATTGCTTTACAGCATCTCTGTTTATTTTTCGTCCGACTTTTCCAGTCATAGGATGAGCAATGAATGCTAAATCCAAATCACTAAAAACTTCTCTTTTAATTTCAGCCATTATTCTTCATTTCTTGAATTTCTTTTCTTCGGTCTTTACAAGTCTTAGTGATTTCGCTTAATGCTTTTCTAGCACGTGTGCCCGCAGACTTGTTTCCATCTTCAAATTTCTCGTTTTCACTTTTATAAGTGTCAAATAAGTTTAATATGTTGTCATGATTATCCATTTCAATTTCCTTCTATTATAAAAATTATTATTAATATATTTATACTCTTTGAATTAAGGCCATCCTAATTTATTTAATAACTTGATAAACTTTGGTTGGAATAATTTCTTCTGGTCTTCTGGTGAAAACATATCATCTAAACTATTATGATTACTTCTAATTCCTGATGCAGTCCTAACTCTAACCATCGTTTCATTAATTAAATTTAATGATGAATAACTGACCATCTCACTAAACGGTTCATACCAAGTTTTGTCACCTTTATATAATGTTTGTAAATTTTTTACATAGTATTCATTTGCTGGTAAATCATTTCCATCAAACCTTCTAAACTTTTCTGGTATCACAATATAACTTTTATTTCTTCGAGTGAAAATGCTTTCATCACTAAATTCTATTGGAGTATCCGATAGCAAAGTTGCGAGATCAAAGTCCGCATAATTTTCATATGAGTCGTCACTTACGTCCCATATTGTGTGACTATATTCATGAATTGATGCCCTTAATATCTGCAGAGATGCATCTTTAGACTTAACTGCACCAAATTCAACCATCATCGTATCAACAGCAACACCCGTACCCGTTGCTTGCTCCTTAGGAACAATCTTACCAGCAGCACCAACTAAAAAATCCGCCGCCAGCATAGGAACTTGGTTGGCGATAATAGGTAAATAGAAATTTGGATTATCTAGAATATTCGCATCATCTGGTAATTCATTAACAGAATTCTCAACAAAGTCATTAAAATCTTTTTCAAATAATTCTCTATTAGGGTATATTTCGGATCCTTTTTTGACTTTTAAATCCGCAGCATCTGCATATCCAAATGTTTTTAAATAATTATCAAATATCGGGTCTCCTACAACAGCAATATCTTTAAAGTATTTACGGATATGTTCTTTTAACTTTTGCCTTTTTATTTTAATGAGTTGCTTTTTTTGGTCCTCATTTAAAAGTTCTTCAGGAATTCCTTTACATTCAGTTCTCACAACACCATAACTAAAACCAAATAACGCACGCCACCATATTTCCATACCTGCTATTTGCGTTTTTGAAAATAACTTTAATAATCCTGGAACACTTTTCAATACATCTTCAATAGTTACGCATGAACCATTCATCATTTGACCAGCAACTCTTGCCAAAAATTCGTCTTCGAATGTATGTAATATTCGTTCAGAGTATCCAATCAAACTATAATCACTCAGGATACTAAACCAATAAACACCAGACTTTCCTGCTAATTCTTTTACTTTTTTCAAAGTATCAACATCTAAAGAGTCAACATCATTTTTAGCATTACGTAATGCGTGTACTGATTCGTGTATTGCTATTGACGGTGGAGAATTTCCCCACTCAACACCAGAAGTTTTTATTCCCCTGAACTCGCCACTTGACAGAACTGTATATCCCCATCTACCATTCTTAAAACTATAAACACTTTCTAATAAATCAGTTGCGTGGTCAGTATCAGATACAAATATTAAGAAATTTTCTGCGGAAGGTTTATACCGTCCGAGTAATCCACCAGAAGGAGGATGCAAGTTTTTATCAGGTCTTAACGATTCTGAATAATGATTAAATCCCTGCCTAGTGGAAAATAGGTATATTGGGTTTCCAACTCCTCCGAAGAATAACTTTATTGGTGCAGATAATAATTCTTTAAAATTTGTTCTATGAACTATAAGATTTGAAATAAGACTTTTAATATATCTTGTTTTCATTTCATCTAATGTACCATTAGTAGTATATAATACATCATCACCAAGTAACAACGGATCCCAAATTGCTATTGGCACAGAACCATCTTTACTTTCACTTCTAAAATCTGGAACTAATTTTGCTCCGATAGTTAATGAATCTTCTGAAACATATTCTTGAATCAATTTAAAATCAAGACCCCACAAATACTCTGTCAACGATTCAACTTCTGCTCTAGTTGGTGTAGTAGGAATTTCATAATATGAACAACAAAGTTCATCATATGTTTTATTTTCGAACTTTTCAACTTTATCTAATATTTTGGTGAATTGTTGTCCAGCATTATTCCCAACTATTCCAACTCCATTAAACCTAATTGTACCCCTTGTTAGATATGCTTCATTTAAGAATACATCTGTAGAACCTTTTGTCATTTTTCCAGCATCTGCTGAATCTAAAATTCTTGCTACTTTAATTCCATTAAGATATACATCAGGAGAACCCTTATTAACTTTTGCTGAATGGGGAACACACACAAGACCCGATTTTATTGTATGTGGTGCTACTGGATCTCCCTTACGAACTACTGGGATTCCGTTAATATATACAGTAGATTGTGTTGCTAATGCGGTTGAAGTTGCATCACAACCATGACCAGTTGTTAATGAATCACCGTTTCTACATCCTCCTGGCATAATTTAGTTCCAGTCTATTCTTGGTGCGATGAATTTCATATTACCTTTACTAACAATATCGCAAGTACCACCTATGTCTGCTCTGAAATTTCCATCAACAGATATATTTGCATTACCATTAATAACAACTTTAACATCTCCCGATATATGTACACTGTCTTTACCAGCAACAATTTTATAATTATCTGCAACGATATGTTCTACTTTATCGCCAATTGGATGAATTTCATACCCAGTTCCACTTTTGTGTAATTCTCTAATCCTTTCAAAATTCTCAGTATCATCATATTCTTTAACATGACCAGACTCAGTTTCTATTACATGATTATATGGATATACTGCTCTAAATGGTTGTTCGGGTTCACCAATAACTTTATCAAGTACATGGACTCTTGTGTTCTCTCCTCTCGCCAATTTGTTTACATCTGATTCATTAGTATATCTTGGGAATTTTCCAGTCGGATCGTTGAAACCTTCACCAACCTTGGACTTCTCAGAGGGCATACTAGCGATAGTACCCATAATGGCAGGTTCTTGAGCACGATCTCCATCTAAGAAGAACCCGAACACCCAACTACCCTCAACAATACCAGTTGGGGATTTACCAACTCCACTTGTAGAAGCAGAGTCAATACTATTAATAGGAATTGCCCAAGGCAATTCTTTAGTAGGAATCTCACCCTTGTCGTCAGTGTGCCAACCGAATGCTCTTACACGAACACGTCCGAGTTGGATTGGGTCGTTGCGGTCTTCTACGACACCAACGAACCATTTAAATCCATTCCTACCTACAAAGTTTCTCATTACATTGCTTGCATCAATTCTTGAATTAACTGCTTCTTAGTTCTTTTAGGGTCTAAATTCACACCATTTGCTTTACCATACTCGACAATTGCTTTTTTAGTCATAGTACTGTAAATTGGTTCTTCGTGAGTTGGTTCTTTTATCTCTTGTAAAAATTGTGGTTCGTTGTCATTTCTTGGTAATGGCATAATATATCTCCTTGTTTAAATTAATCCTGTATCCTTACTACATTCTAACATTGTTGTGAATACGTTTCCAGTTATTTTTTGTCTTACTTTTGTTATTAAATATCTTCCCGTTAGAAATTTGTCAATTTTGTTCTGGTCACTAGCAACATCATTATGTATATTGAATATCAAAAAAATTGTATTGCCAACAGTCAATTTAGTATTTCCTGGAATTGTCAATTCAATTATATCATTAAATATTTGTCTTTGATATGATGCCTTTCTATTCGAAAATGCATTAATCCTTTTAGGTAAATGTTGTTCTTTTTGAAAGTTTGAATCATTATCATGACCAGTTCTAGAAGTTAAAAGGTTTTCTACTGCACCACCTACGACAAAACTTCCAGGGATTATACCACCTTGTAATGTGTTGAAATTGTCAATTTCTTTTTCATAGTCAAACTTTGTAACCTTTGCACTCTTCTTTAATATATCTAAATTGATAGTCTTTGCTTTAAATAAACCACCTCTAGCATTCTCTAAGAAATTTGATGTTTTCTCAACATTATAAGAAATTATTTTAAATTGGTCTTGTGTGTCAACATCAGGAGAATCATTACTGATATTTGCAATAAAATGAAAATATGTTGCCACTGGTGGCTGATTTATCAAATCACCCATATTTCTAAAATTAAAACCTTTTGCGTCTTCATAGAAACGGTAAAAGGGATAGTGGTCTGGGGAATCTGCCTCATCAGAAAGAAATTCAATTGCGTCATCAACAGTTAATGATGGAATGACAAAACTCTGTAGACCGTTAGTTTCATCTATTGTTACTGTCTTGGGAACAAATATTTCCTTTTCGGTCTGGGAAGTATGGACATATTCTTTGACAAGACTCTTCATCATCTTAGAAATAGTATTTCCTCCACCAGCACCATATGCCTTACTAATTCTGTGATTTGTTGAAATATATGCTTCAATACTAACACCCGAAAGAATATATGTCTCAACAAATTCGCTTGACCTACTCTTATCACTCAATTCATATAAGGCAAATTGATGAGTTATCCAAGGAGTTTCTGCCTCAGTAGATGGGTCAATCCTTTCTCTATACACAACCTCAAGCAATTCCATACCAGCAAATCCAGTAGGAATTCTATTTTCTACATCACCACTAAGCATATCATTTAAATTAATAGAATCTTCAATAACAATATCACAATATGCATAATGTTCATAGATATCATGATACATGTTTATTTCTAGATATAATCCTTTTATATCTATCTTTCGATTCATTTTTGTTATTATCGAAAGTTCTTTTAATTCTACGTCGCCTGCAAAACGATATCCTCTAGTACCCATTAGATACCATTTCTCAATATATCACGAACTTCGTCTTGAAGTTGATTTAGATACCTTTTATCTAAGATTTGAATTTTTCTTTTAACATCATTCAATTCAATTTCATAATCATATTTTGTAATAAGTTCTTTATCAGCATCAACAAGTGTGTTATAAGTTGTTAAGTCTATTACCACCCATCTCTTAGGAATACGTGTCCCGTTGTTTAATACTTTTGCTTCACTTAATACTTGTCTGTATTCATGAGTGGTTGCTTTAGAAGATGGAATACTTCCATACTTACCTTTAATGTAGTTATTGAAATCTTCATTAAATAATGGCCAATCAAACATTGGGTCGATTATATCATTAAAATGCAGAACTATCCATGCATGTGCTGAACTCCCATAATACTTTTCAGCAATAGTATCAGGTCTATCACCTGCTTGAACATCATATTCATAATAAACGTCAAGACCAGACTTAACTGAAGACTTAATTTTAAATCTTCTTAAGATATTAGTTAGTCTAACCTTTTGTCCGTCATTAGTTAAATCGTGGTTAGTAGTTGGGAAATTTGAGAAATAATTTGACATAGTTTAATAGTCTATTTTCCAGTCAGTAGGAATATCATAATGATTATCAATCTGCGTACTCCAATTCTTTCCACCAAAATCTTCTTTAGTGAGAATTTTAGTTTCTTGGAATTGCAATGAAACTTCAATTGATACTGGTGCTCCAGTATCTTCGAAAAAGATAGGAATATTCTCACCATTATAATTGACATTGATACTCTTTAATACTGACCTGTTTACATTAAATAGATGTCGTTTAATTTTACTCGAGAATTCAATATCAAATTCTTCTGGGTATTCGAAAAACACACCACCACCAAATCCAATTGATGGATGCATTGCCTTTTCAAACGTGCCAATAACATTTTTAATTGCTTCAGACTCTTGTTCATTTCTTGCAATGAATTTATACGTGAACCCAAATTCCCTAAAGTTTACATTATCAAAAAGAACAGCAGTATGTGGGTTAATCGCAATACCCTCTGATAAACCGATACCACTCATGATTTGAGATGCACCACCAAGTCCACCAAGACCAGCAAGTGCACCACCAAGACTAGGAACTTTTGAAAGTGCTGCAGTAATAGCAACAGTAGAAACGATAGATATTACTTTTCCTTTGGATAATTCTGTTTCATCAGTTTGATTTCTTGCTTTCAAGAATCCTTTATGTCTTTCTAATATTTTTCCTTGAACATCACTATAACCTTTACCCAAATCATCCATGGATATCTTACCAGCAGCAACCTTTCCTAAAACGTTAAGGTTATCATTATTATAACTCACACCATGGTTATTGGTTAAATTTGATGGAATTGGCAATGTGATACTGATAATAGAACTTTCCTTTTCGACTGTTTCTTTACTTGGTCGTCTACGATCCATTACGTGAAACGTCATATAATGTTCATCATCTAAATCCAAAGGAAATTGTAATGGTGCATTATATTTGCCACCATTTGATTGATATAAAGCACCAAGTGGTCCTGATGACCTCCATCTCCTTTGCCTTTTATTAATTAATTGTCTGAAGTTGCCAGAATAAGAAAATCCATCTTTACCATATCCAATTTTTCCTGGAATGTTATCATTAACCTTCCCGAGAATACCCCCTGTTAATTGATTTACCGCCTGACCTTTTAAATTTTTAAGATTGAATCCCATTAGAATTGACCTAAATAAATGATTATACAATATATTTATAACGACAAGTGGATGAAATTTTATCAAGGTAAGTTTAAACCCAAATTCCCAAAGAAATACAAAGGAGATCCGACTGGTATAATCTACAGAAGTTCTTGGGAGTTAAGTTGTATGTCATACTTTGATAAGAACCCAGATATCATCTGGTGGGCAAGTGAGGAGATGATTGTTCCTTATGTATCACCGATAGATGGCAAGAAGCACAGATACTTTCCTGACTTTATTATCAAGACTGCTAAAGGTAAAACGATAATGATTGAAGTCAAACCTGCTGCTCAATCGAAACCACCAGAAAAGAAAAAAAGAATTACTAAGAAGTATTTAAACGAAGTTAAGACATGGGGTGTTAATCAAGCAAAATGGAAGTCAGCAATTAAACACTGTAATAAGAAAGGATGGGAGTTCCAGATAATAACAGAGAAAGAATTGTTTGGTAAACGTTATAAATAGTATATGGCAACTATATTCGACGATCTATTATTAAAAGGAATTAGGCAAGGATACGCACCAGCAAAAACTGATGCAGCAAGAAAATGGTTCAGAGAGAAGTCCTCAAAGATCGGCAGAACAAGATTAAAACCTGAAGAGTTACTTAAAGAAGCAAGAAAAAAGAAAGACACAGTTGAGATTGGTCATATGTACCATTTTATATATGACCCAAAAGGTAAAAAGACTTTACCATATTATGACACGTTTCCTTTAATCTTTATGGTGGGTGAAGCAGAAGGTGGATTTTATGGGATTAATCTTCACTATTTGCCGCCAAAGTTAAGAGCGAAGTTGATGGATGCATTATATAATTTATCAACCAGTAAACAATATGATGACAAAACCAAATTGAAATTGTCATATAGTATTTTGAGTGGGGCAAGTAGATTTAAATGGTTTAAACCAACCTTTAAACATTATCTAGTAAACCATGTAAGATCTAGATTTATGGAAATAGAAGCACCTGAGTGGGACATAGCACTTATGTTACCTACAAGTAGATTTAAATATGCTACAACTCAGAAAGTTTACGCAGATAGTAGGAAAGCAATCTAATGATACACGAGAATATTACAAGTTTTTTTAAAAGCGAAAAAGAAAAGCCAGAATTCAATCAGGGGTTTAACGTACAAAACATAGTATCATCTATTAATAAATCTGGAGTTGCTTCTTCAAGTCATTTCGAAGTACATTTGCCTGATTGGATTAATAGCAATTCTAGGGAATTATTATATCGTGCTGATAGTGCAAATCTTCCAGGAAGAACAGTAATGACAACGGAACATAAGTTTACGAACTATGGTCCGATTAATAAAGTTCCTTATGGTCAAATATATGGTGATGTTACTATAACATTTTTATTGAGTGAGGACTTGAGAGAAAAGGATTATTTTGAGGCTTGGCAAAGCAAAATGATTGATACTGGTTCAAACAATTGGAGAACTTTCGGCAGAAGTAAATTTAATGTTGAATATTTTGATAACTATTCTGGAAGTGTTGATATCAGACAATATGGTTCTAATGGTGGGTTGAGGACTATTCATACCTTAAGAGAAGCATATCCAATTATGATTGGTGATATTGCAATGGCATGGGGAACTGATGAACCTGCTAAACTATCAGTAACATTTGCATATAGAAATTATAAGTTTGTACAAGTTGATAACAGCAATCAGCCTGGTGTTGGAATTAGTGGTTCAATTAATTGGAGTAAAGGTAAATTATCAGGTGCATTAAATATACCTGGATTTGGTAATATCTTTGGTGATAATAATTTGGGTGTTAATATGAATGCTGCGCCAGGTTTATTTTCATTAGATAATATAGGGAATCTTTTAGGTGGTGCTGGAGATCTTATTGGTGATGGTTGGGATGCTATAACTGGTGGTGGTGATAAGAGAAAACTTAAAATTGCTCAAGTAAGAGGTGATGGTGGTGAAGGGAAAAGAATAGCACCTAGTGGTGATGCTGGTGGGATTGACTATAAGAAAAATGCTTATAAGAAAAACTTTATGAAAGCATTACCTAGTTGGAAGAAACGAAACCTTGATAGGGTAACTGACAGTAATAGAGATTTCTTCCAACCAAATGCTCTTGAAGACAACTTAGCAGTTTGGGATGATGGTCAGTTACCAGCATCTGGTGATGCTACTGAATATAAGAAATCGAATTATACCAAGAACTTTATGAAAGCAATGCCATCCTGGAAGGAACGAAACCTTGATAGTATTACAGAAACAAACAGAGATGTTCACCCACCAAACACATTAAGAGATAATATGGCTGTGTGGGGTGAAGATGGTCAGTTGCCAGCATCTGGTGATGCTACTGAATATACTAAAGGCATTACAACTAAAATGATGAATCAAACTTTAGAAACTACTGTTCCTATAAGTACCCGAGTACAAACTGAAGGAGACATGACTAAAAAGAATGGTCAGTTACCTGCATCTGGTGATGCTATTAAAGGTTATTCAAATAGGGGTCAAAATGTTCCTTGGAATATGGAGAAGTTGAAAAATGAAAGTCAGTGGAAGCAAAGAAAGGAACAACTGAATGAAAATTGGATGTATGGAAAAGAGCAATGGAAACAAAAAACAAATGACGATAAACAAAAATGGAAAGATGGTAAAAATCCTTCATCTGGTAATGCTACCGAATATTCAAATTCAAATGTTATTGGTAGTTTAACGGCAAAAGACCTTTCAAATTGGTTTGCTGAAAATGGAAGACTACCAGCGTCTGGTGATGCTAAAGATTACACAGGAACTTTAATGGCAATAAGAACTAGGGGTACAACGTTCGACCCATTTGGTATTGGAAACAACATGGGTGGTGGAACTGGAGGAAGCAGTGCTCGTTGGGGTGGTTCAGGTGGATTTAATCAGAGTGCTGTTCCTAAGAGTAGTAATACTTGGGCGAGAAATAGACCTGAGCAAGAAGGTGCGATGAGTCTTGCTCAGAAAGCAGCAGGCAAGTATAAATCTTCAAAACAAATTTCAAAAGATTCACTGAAGATTTACCCAAAACAAGCATTTATTAAAAAGACACAAGAAAAAATATATAGTATTGAGTCTGGAAGATTTAGAAGTCCTAATGATAAATGGAGTAATGGTCAAAGACCTGCATCTGGTAATGCATTTAAACAATCCAGCAGACCAACAAATAGATTCTTTAGTGGCAAAAAAGATTAATAGAAAAACTATAAATAATAATAATAACAAATTTAATAATGATAGGAGTATATAATGAACTTACCAAGTTTAGTAACACCACACTTTAACGCAACAATACCATCAACTGGACAAGAGATAGAATACCGTCCATTTTTAGTAAAAGAAGAAAAGATTCTTCTTATGGCACTTGAGGGTGGTGATAAAAAAGAAATTACAAAGGCAACAAAGAATATTATCAAGTCTTGTGTTATAGATGAAATTAATATTAATCATTTAGCAACTTTTGATATTGAATATTTATTTTTAAAACTTCGAGGAAAATCGGTTGGTGAGGTAATTAAGGTTAAGGTTGGGCATTCTGATGAAGATAGTGAATGTAAACACAGAACTGAAGTGTCTATCAACCTTGATGATATTAAAGTTACTGCTGACGGTGTTGAAGCAGAAGAAGCTAGTATTGATAATAGGATTATGATTACAGATGATATCGGCGTAGTATTAAGATATCCTGGTATTGATGATATTGATAAGATTGATGAGAGTGCACCTAAGTCAATGTTTGACGTGATTAATAATTGTGTTGAGTATGTGTTTGATAAAGATAACGTATATAATGATTTTACAAAGAAAGAAATTAAAGACTGGGTCGATAGTCTTAGTCAAAAACAGTTTATGAAAATGTCAGAATTTTTTAACACCATTCCAAAACTTACTCATAATGTTGAGTGGACTTGTTCGGAGTGTGGTAAAAAGGATTCTATAATACTTGAGGGATTACAAAGTTTTTTTATGTAGCATTAATGCATGATTCGTTAGCGAACATGTATCAGTTAAACTTTGCGTTAATGCAACACCATAATTATTCTTTGTCAGAACTTGAAAATATGATTCCATTTGAAAGGGACATATATGTTACGTTTTTAAAGAGTCATTTAGAAGAACAAGAAGAGAGACAAAAGAATGCCAAAGGATAATACAAGACAACTACCAGTTGTAGAAGCAGTTGCTGAGTTACAAGATTCGAATACTGATAACAGGCAACGTCTACAAAAAAGTATGCGTGCAGGATTACTT